ACAAAACCTTGAATCAACTGGCAATCGACTTTGACATGAGCGACATCAAGTCGGTCAGAGAAGGGGAAAGTCAGTCGGGTTACTTAACCCGCAACAATAAGACACCACCAGAAGCGCCAAAAGAATCTCGTCCAGGTGACGCAGTCATGTGGGGTAATACCGGCAATCGTTGGAACTTGGACAGCTTGGTCAAGGGTAATGGCTACCAATCCATCAACGGCGAACCTGTGGGGGTGAACCCGCATCAACTCGGTAACTTGACAGCACCCAAGACTGCGAGTTATATAGCCGACCATGACAACCTGCAAATAAATCCAAATGCGGATACCTAGCGACCCGCTGCACCGCGAACAGTTCTATCTGGACTTGATCCAGAAGTGCTTTGTATCCCGCGAAGAACGAAAAGCAGATTACGCAGCCCTACGTTCCTACTTTTTGTTTGGCGCAGCGCCAGAAGAATCACCCGCGCTGTTTAACAAAATCTTCCCACATATTGACCAACTGACATCGTTTCTCTACTCAGCAGAAACGACTCGGTTCACCATCAATATTGGCGCAGAGGTAAGCGCCCTTGAACACCGTAAGATTCCCGTTCTGACCAACAAACTGAACGACGAATGGTTGAACTCTAACTGTGATCAGGTGTTTTCCACTGCCCTGACGTGGTCGCTGTGCTACGGCACAACCTATTTGAAGCTGATTGTAAACAACGGCATCCATCCGTACATGGTGGAACCGGCAGCAATCGGCGTACTGCGCGAAGATGTGCCGTACACAGACCGGCAAGAAGCTATCGCGCAGACCTACTACATCACTAAATCCGAACTATTTGCCCGTCTGTACTCGCATCCTAAGCGCGATCAGATCGTCAAACGGGTCACATCCAGCTACAAGCCACAGCAATTAGACATCCCTGAAGGCGTTGACCGCATCATCATGTCGCAGTCCAACCCGACAATGGTGGGTACAGTCAACCTAGACCTGTCTGGCATGAACCGCTACAAGGCGCGGGTGGCTGAAGACACGGTAGAGATGACTGAATTGTGGGTGTGGAATGATGACACACTAGATTATCAGGTAGTCACCATCGCTGAACCGGATGTCATTATCTATGACAGACCTGGTGAACAAGTATTCTTGAAAGGTGAGTTGCCGTTTATTCAAATTTGCCCTAACCCAATGTACGATTATTATTGGGGACAGAGCGAAGTGCAGCGGTTGGTGTTCTTGCAGTCGCTGCGGAATAAGCGCATGACCGAGATTCTGGACTTGCTGAGTAAGCAAGTCATGCCGCCAACAGCGTTGGTAGGATTTACAGGTATTCTGGATGAGAAAAACTTTGCGTTGAACCGTGCTGGTGGTTTGCTGGCAACAGATATGCCCAACGCGAAGGTGGAGAAAATGGCTCCGCAGATGCCTGGTGACTTGTTCGAGGTGATCCGTGAAGTGGATCAGATGTTCGCGGAAGCGTCAGGTATTACAAGCGTACTCTCAGGCAGAGGGGAAACCGGCGTTAGAAGCCAAGGTCACGCCTCGCAACTCGCCCGACTTGGCTCCTCCAGAGCGAAAAAACGAGCGCTTATTATTGAAGATAGCTTGGAAAAAGTAGCCACTTTGTATCTTAAGCTGGTACAAGCCTACGACAACACCAAACTGCACGATTCTGAGAACTTGCCATTTATCGCAGAACAGTTTACAGATAACTATGTTGTCAAAGTTGACGCACACAGCAACAGCCCGATTTTCACGGAAGATTTGCGGCAACTGGCGTTTAATATGTTTAAGGCAGGGGCTATCGACAAGGAAAGTCTGATAGATTTGCTTGAACCGCCAATGAAACAGTTGTTGAAAGAGAAATTGAAGCGCATGGAAGCACAGCAAGCCCAACAGCCGCAGCAAAAGCCGGAGGGCAAACCCGATCTAAAAGCAGTGGGGGAATAATGGTACAGACGATTTCACCAAAAGCTGATCAGCCTCGCGCTGGTACATCGCAGCCTATAAAAGACTCGCCAAGAAGTCCTAACCTGCAATATCGGGTGCAAGGGGTAAAGAATTTTGACAGAAGTCCTAGTATCAGGACGTATGGCAGAACGGTAAGGGGATAATTTTTTTTAGGAGTGCGTCATGTACAAAAAGATGAAGCGCGGCAGAAAAACACGCCGCTAATTAATTTCCTGAAAGGGAAAAAGGGTTGTGGCTGCTTGACCTAAGAACTAGGTGGCCGCTGCTAATGGAGGTGCATCATGGCACGCAAAGCACGCAAAGGCCGTAAAGGTCGCAAGTAATCCTTTGGGATTATCCCTGCGGGGGCGGGGAGATTAAATATACGCCCCTACTTGACAAAAACTATCGTTGCGATTATTGCTATCGCAATTTTCTATTGGGGTTGTTATGAGTGTTCCACCAGACCAGTTAATGAACCTGATGCGTTCTCAGCGTGGCGCGGAACAACCCTCGCCTATGGCATCGGAGGCTTCGTCCACCGATCAAACCATGCCAATGTCTTCACCCATGTCTACGCCTGAACCCAAGATGGGGAACAAGGAAGGCGCTCTGGTGAACCTGGGTTTGGCAATAGATTTGATCGAACAGTCGTTGCCAGCACTCGGTGGCGATTCGCCGGAAGGTACGAAAGTTCTTTCAGCCCTGCGTTTGTTGACAGGCGTGGTCGGCGGCAAGAAAGATTCTGTAAATGAATTAAAGCAGTCTGAGATTCTTCAGATGCTACAAACACTTCCACAGGCGGGTGGCGCAACGCCGGAAGGTAAGGCTTTGGCAGCAGCGCCAGCAATACCTGGTATGCAGATGCCAGGCGCAACCCCTCAACCTATGTAAGGAGAATATTTTGGATCTTTTCAAACCTAGAGGCGCGGCATCACCCCGTAAGCCTACTGACAACAATCAGCAAAATGGTCAGATGATCAACACTCCGCGCTACGCAGAGCTTGGTGGTCTGAAAAACGCTTCTGCCACCGGCGGCAAGAACAAGATGCAAGTTCAAAAGCCTGGTGACGGTAAGCGCGTTATCTAACTCATAACAGGGGATGAATTATGTCACTTGAAGACCTCACTCCAGAAGCCCGTGACGAACTGGCTTTGCTGGCAAAACAGTTATCAGAGAATCCTGACACCCGTAAAGATTTCTTGCGTCAAGTAAAGAAAGTCAAACCGGAGATGCCAATTCCTGAACTCGAAATTGAAGATTACACCCGTTATGCGGTTTCACAAGCCAATGACCGTGTGGCTCAACTAGAGGCAAGACTGCGCGAGAAAGAGGCGCTGGATGAACTCAACTCGCGTCGTAACAAACTGAGAGCTAAGGGTTTGATCGACAAGGACGAAGATATTGAAGAAGTGGAGAAAGTGATGCTGGAAAAAGGGATCACCAACCACGAAGCCGCTGCGGAATACTGGCGTTGGATGCAACAATCTGCCACGCCTACACCCACCGGCTACAACCCGTCTGCTATCAACAAGTTTGACCTGTCACGCTACTGGAAAAACCCTATTGCTGGCGCACGGGATGAAGCAGCAAAAGCACTCAATGAGTTGCGGAAAAACCCGCGACCCATTGGTTTGTAAACAGGGGATTCTTTGACTCGGAGATAAACTATGCCTATTGGTGGCGGTATTCTTCCGGCAACGGGTAGTACGCAGTTTACTGAACTGACTTATGTCACTCGGCGTGCGTTTATCCCAAAGCTGGTCGTACAACTCTATAACTCGACACCGCTGATGGCGGCTCTGATTGCTAACTCGCAACAGGCTTCCGGTGGTGTTTCTTCCGTAACTGTACCCGTTCAGGGTTCTCAGTTTGTTAATGCTCAGTGGTCGGATTACAGCGGCTCGTTCGCTCAACCATCCGTTCAGCAGGGCGCGTACAACGCTGAATTCAACCTGAAGCTGATGATTGCACCTGTGCCATTCCTCGGCATGGAAGGTGCGGTTCAGCAAGATGCCGCGATCATCCCGCTGATTGAAGCGCGTATGAACGATGCGACGAACGTGATGATGGATGCAATGGCAACTGCCTTGTACACCAACACGAGCAACACGCAGCAGTTTACCGGTCTACCGGCTGCGGTGTCTTCGTCAGGTACGTACGGCAACATCAACCGTTCAACCTACACTTGGTGGCAGTCGAAAGAGTATGCCGCTGGTAGTGTTAACCCAACCCGTCAAAACATTCTCCAGTACATCAGCGGAACCGTGAAAAACGGTGCTGAAGTACCGTCGTTTGGTGTGTGCGGTTTTG